CGCTCTCATCCACTTCTTGTGGATGTTGCCCTACAAGGAAGCTTGTGAACGTCTTATAGAGCTCACATACGAGATTTGTGGTTTAGACGGAAAGAGGAAGACAATTTATGTCGCTTTCCAGTATGTCACGAAGCCGAGTGCCCAAGCGTTAACAGATCTCACCGAACTCCAAGCTGGTCATCACGCGATTGTTTTCTTGATCGCCGGAGATGACATGGTCGCCTGGGTGAAAGGCCCTTCGGGATGGTTTTCCGTAGCGATTGACCTAGAGAGCTGCGATCATCACAGCAAAACGCCCTTCCAGGTTTACTTTCAGAAGGTCGTGAGTTCTATGTCCGGTGATGACGCAGAGGTGATCGCACTCACCGAGAAATACTTTCGAGATTTGGCTAAACCTTCTAAGTTTTCCACACGAGATCTCGAAGAATGGGGCTTGGGTTTCGAGCTCGACCACGGTCGGGATGATGCGGGCGGTTTGGAAAGGCGCACGGAAACAGGCGCTCCTGCAACGGCTTTGTCTGCTGCTCACAATTGGGTGGTTGTCGTGGATAATGCCGTGTCAGTCCTGGAGACCATGCAGTATGATCCGGAGAAAAGCTCTACACGATACTTTCCGACCGCGATCAGAATGGTCATGAAACAGGCTGGTTTCGTTCCCGCCTTTGAAACTTACAAAGGCGATGAGGTTATGCCCTTAGAGGCGGCCACCTTCTTGGGTGGTTCGTGGGTGTATACCGAAAGGGGCGGTCTTTGGGCCCCCCTTAAAGCCGTGAAGTCTCTGTTCTTCCCGACAGATGTCTTCCCGGGCACCCGACTGCAACAACGTCTAGCATGGATGCAGGTTATGCAGTCAGATGAGATGGCCATTTTACCATTGGCTGGTGTCTTCAAGACCATTTGTGACACTTATCCGTTTGCGGACTCTCAAAGCTCTCTTTTGTTGTGGGAGCGTTATCTTATCCAACACAAGGACTATAAGCTGGATCGCCGTAGCCCCGTTGACTATGCTTTGACATGGTCGGAATGGGAACACCAGCTGGAAGTCCAACTTACGAAGCATAATTTGGACCCACGCGACATCGGAGCCTTGGTAGCTGAGCTCCAGTCGTGGGCTGCTCATGCGCCTCCTATTGTTTTAGGAGGATTCGAGCTTCAGAGCAGCGCCTGGCCACTTTATGCTGCACGGTTCGGCTCAATCCCTCAGGGATGTGAGCTGACCGTGTTTAACGGGCCCTAAGGGGCCCCATTCTCTGTGGGGGAGAAATAATATATCACGAAACTTACAACGATTATTATAGCAACGTATGTCTACGAAGAACACTAAGAAAACCAAGAATGCAAACAGAGCGAAACAGGAACTCAAGAATCAGCAATCCATGGAGCGCAGACTCAAACGAGTTGAAGATCGTACTGTATCTAACCAAGCGGTTGCGCCTGCGGTGCGAGGGTTTGCTAATGCAGTCAGGGCTAACCCTTTGCCAACAGGTCGTGTTCCCACCAGCGCGTACCTAACAGAAGAAGAGATGGAATATCATGATTACCAGAAAAGCAGAGTGCTTGTCCCGCCTCAGAAGCCCCTGGTATCGAGAAACATTGAGCCGTCTCTCCACACACAAGTCTTCAGATCCATGCACACGACAGAGGTTTTGGCGAATCCTTGTGCTCAAATCACGATTTTGAGCGCGGCCAATTCGATCGTCGGATCTGATACGCCGAAGTCATTTTGGTCGAGCATTCTCCAAGGCGTTAATACCGCCGTTGGATATGGCAATCCGGGACCGAGTGTGACTGGAGGGGCGGGGACTATACCCGCCGCTTGTGTGCTGTCAGGCGTTGATGGAGCCGCGCGG